AGACTGGTCAGCAGCGCCGCCATTCATCCTCCTCAGCCTTTGGCCGCCTCCGCGCGGAGCCTCTCGACGTCAGCCTGCGCAGCCTGCTCGGAGTCGAAGAACCGCACGGGGGTGGTCTCCGGGCAGGCGAGCGCGGCCGTGGCCGGCTCGACCGCCACCGCTGCGAAGGGCGCCAACCGCACCGCGCCGAGCGTGAGCGAGCCGGTCGTCCGCTGGAACACGGCCCATAGTTTGGTGTTCTGCTTCTTCTCAGCCATCTGTGTCTCCTTGGGACGGGGCCGGCGGGGCACCGGCCCCCAGAGTTCACTTCACCTTGGCGTGATCGTAGATCGCGATCGCGTCGGCGTTTTCGATCTTGACGTCGGCGCGCATCGAGATCACCCAGTCGGTGCAGCGCTTGCGGGCCCACCGCTGAGGCTCGATCCGGATCTCGCGCTGGATGCCCACGATCAGATTGCGCAGGTCGGTCACCATCACGAACGTGCCGTCCGTGTAGTTCTGGCTGTTGTAGGTGAAAGCCATGTCGGTCTTCAGCAGCGGCACCCGGATGTTGCGGATCGAGCGGATCGGCACGTCCTGCATGCCGGTGATCGCCTGCCAGGCTTCGCTGTAGCCCTTGCTGGCCAGCTCGTCCATGTAATCCAGGTACAGGTCGTTGTGCAGCAGTACCGCCAGCGTGCGGTAGTCCTGGCGGTACTTGGTCGGCAGCGTCTTGAGCAGGCGCGTGGCCTTGCCGCCGTTGGTGCCCGGCCAGTAGCGGTCCGTGTCCGCCATGGCCTCGATCACATGGGCGCCGCCCGCCTTGGCCAGCTTGTAGAAGCCGTCCCAGCGGTCGAGAATGCCCGTGGGATCCGCCGCGCCCGTGTCGCCATGGATGGCGGCCTGTTCGATCTCGTTGGCGGCCGCCCGGCCGATCATGCCGAGCAGATGCTGGACGAACGCCTCGCCCTCGATGTTGTCCTCGATCAGGTCGTCGCTGACGGACACGATGCCGACGACCTCCGAAGCCACCAGTTCGATCGCTGTCGGCGCGGGAACGGCGACGGTGTCGCCGGGGTCCACACCCGGCTGGCCTTTGCGCAGCACCCGGTCGCCCAGTCCGATCTTGTCGATGCGGTGCTTGGCTGCGGTCATGCGCACGGTCCGGATCTGCTTCAGCAGGACCGACTCGTCGATGACATAGTCGAGGAAGCGGTCCGCCTCCTCCAGACTCAAACCATAGCTCCACCCGGAAGTGGTCAGCGTGGCCTTTGTCAGTTTCTGGCCCGGCGTCAGGCCGGAGACCTGCGCCAGGAACTTCGCGAACTCGGGGAATTTCTCGCCCGAGTTGGATTCGACGGAAACGAAGTGGGGCATGGATTTCACCTTCTGGGAGACCGCCGCGCGTTTCTCCACCGCCGCGATGCGGCTGTCGAGCTGGCTTACGGCGGCCACGAGCGGATCGAGCGCGGTGCCGATTTCCTTGGCCAGATCCACCGGATCCGGCTGGGGCTGAGCTTTGGCTGCCGCCGCCGGCCCGGCGGCCGCTTCCGGCGAGGTGTGCTGCACCGCGTCGCTGATGACCACGACCGTGGATCCGGCATCCTGCGCGGCCGGCTGGCCGTCGTCGGTGACCGTGTCCACGGTGCGGCTGGTCGAGTTGTAGACGGTTTCGGATGTGCGCGTGGTGGTGGCTTTGCCGATCACCAGCCGCACGGCATCCACAATCTGCGCTGCCAGCGACTTCTGCTGAGGCTCGGCCGCCGGCGTCTGAGTCTTGTTCATCTGCCTCTCCTTCTCCTGTTCCGCATCCGCGGGCATGGATTTGTACTTCAACGCGATCGCCTCGGGGTTGGCAGGCTTGACGTCGCTGCCCCGCACGATCGAAAACTCTTCAAGCACGAGGTTCTTCAGGCGTCCCATCGTCCTCTGCCCATCCTCCAATCGAGAAACCGCTGATCTCCCCGCGGCGGGCCGCCTCGCGCAGATCCTCATCGAGCAGCTTTACGCCGACGAACCACGCCACATTGGTCCCCAGCAGGTGGAACGTGGATTCCACCAGGACGGCCTGCGCAGGCTTCCCGTGGTTGACCCGGATCGTCGTCTCGCCGCGGTAGTAGTTCTCCATGAACTCGTAGACGGCCCGGATCAGCTCGTCCTGGGGGATCAGGTCGCCCTGTTCGTCGAGGATGTCGGCCACCGAGGCGTAGCCCCAGATGATGCCGAGTTCCTGGTCCTGCCGAGCCGCCTGGACCCGAAGGGAGAGCTTCCTCATCGCCTCGCCTCCCAGACAGGCCCGCTAGCCTGTCCCAATTCGTCCCAGTGCGTCCCAAACCTGGTGGGGTATACATCGGGCATCCTCCGCCCTGTCAGCCCCGTCCTGAGCCAAATCCGCCTCATTTCAGTCCCCCTCCCAGATCCGTGCAGGGTCAAGCTCGAAATCGTCCGAGACTACGGGGGTGAGCCAGCAGTGGCAGTTGACAAGCTCCTGCGCCGGCAGCCGCGGATCCAGAGGATGATCCGCCGGGTGGCCGCCGACGTCGAACTGCTCGTCGATGCCCACCTCGACGCCGTCCAGCGCCGCATGGGTGTCGCGCGTGTTGACGCCGAGGATGTTCCAGCGCTTTCGCGTTACGCCATTGCGCCGGTATACTTCCGCCTGCGCCAGCTCGCTGGCGATCCCGGTTTCGGTCAGGGCGAACCTCCGGGCCTGCCAGTCGGCCACTCCGCCGAGCTCCCTCGTCAGCCTGGCGATGAAATCCCTGTCATAAGGGTTCCGGCCGAGTTCGTAGAAGTTGTCCAGAATGGTCGACAGGATGCTGTCCAGGTTATTGCGGGCCGCATGCACGTCGGCCTGTTTCCGTTCGAGCAGGAGGTCCTTGATCCGTTCGTTCCTCAGCTGGAACTCCGGGCTGGCAATGCCAAGCTGCCGCAATGCGAATCTCGCGGCCTCGTTGAAAGTTTCGAACCTCGTGGCTTCCACGATCGCCGCGGCCCGGCGCTCGGCGTCGTCATAGAAGCGGAAGCCGGCCAGCAGCTCCGCAACAAACCGCCGCTCCTCATCGTTGAGCGCCTTGCGGAGTGCAGACACCGGCAGCCGCCGCTGCACGAACTGCTGGATCTTGTCCCACCCGCCCCGGTCCAGATATGAGACCAGGGCATCGATCCCCTCGCTCCACCATGCATTTGTCATCCGGTGCAGCTTCCGCGCGGCGCGGATGCGGTCGAACCGGCGCGGCGGCTTCAGCCGCCGGAGCGCGCGGGCAGTCGCGGAGAAGACCATGCAGGCGCAGCTCATTTCCTGATTGCCTCCCGGACGAGCCGCTGCAGGTCTCCCATCGCCTGGTCGATCCCGGCCAGATCGGACATGGAGGGCGCCCCGACAGGCTCATCCCCGCCGGGCAACGGCGCCGCGTCGGGGAACCGCTTCGCGCGGACCTCGTTCGGCACAAGGACGCGGTTCTGGAGATAGATCTGATCGATCTCGGCATTGAGCTTGCGATCCTCGATGTCGGCCGGGAGAAACTCGAACCGCAGACCCTCGTGCCCGAAGCCGCGCCGGACCAGGTCCGTCATGCGGGCAGCGATCTCTTCCTGGCTCGGCACCACGATCGACAGCTGGTATTCGCGGATCTGCTCGCTCGACAGATTCCCGCCCAGCTTCCCGGTTTCGACGATGCCGACCTTCTGGGGCGGCACGCCATGGGCATGGAGGATCTCGTCGCGGCAGTCGGTTCGCAACAGGCGAAAGCTGCCTTCGCGTGCGCTGGAATCGGTCAGCTTCTCAAAGCGGATCTTCGATCCAGAGGGAGATTCCAGCACCAGGGTCTTGTGCGCCTGGCCTTTCAGGTGGTGCCGGAAATAGGTCCGGATTACGTCGGCGGCCTGCTCCTCGACCTCGCCCTCCAGAATCACCGCATAATCCGGGATGGCGTTGTTCTGGAAGAAGGTCAGGTTGTACTCATTGACCAGCACCGACAGGCAGATTGCCGACCAGGCCGGCAGGATCGCAGGCAGCCCGTAGAATGGCGACCATGGCGAGTACCGCAGGAAATGCACGACCTGGGTGGCAGGCCTTCCCGCGGCGAGCGGGTCCTCGGCGGGGAGGCCCTCATAAGCCTCCTCGTCCAACCCCCAGACGCGGAAATGAGCCGCCTCGCCGCCGCGCTGCTGGACATACCCCAGGCCATCGAGCCGCACCCACATCTCTGTGGCGGGCAGATGTTCCAGGGCCACAGGCTCCCCGCGTGGATCCGTGACGACCTCCAGGTAGCCATTGCCCAGCCCTTCGTAGTCAGTCCACACGCAGCCCATGCCCTGAGCGAAACTGCGGCGATCGAACGCCCCCCGGAAAAACCGCTCGACGATCGTCTTTGCCGCGGCGCTGCCGTCGCCGGCGATCACCCATGGGCGGCCGGTGATGTCTTTCACTTTCGCCCGCACCGCGCGCGCATGATAGACGTTGAGCGTCATCGCGTAGGCGAACAGCGCCATGTCGAAGGGCCGGGAGGCGCAGCTCACGCCTCCCACCTGCACGCCATACTTCTGCCGCAGACGCCGGCTGCCGCGAGGCGATGGATCCGTGACGGCCTTGACCACGTCATGGTGCGCAGCCAGCTCCTGCATCGCCATGGCCAGCAGGGGCGAGTTGATCCGAGCCACTGCGCCCGAGCCTGAATCAAACACGAATGCCTGGATGCGCCTGTCCGTCATAACAGCCTCGCCCGGATCCGCCCGGAGCCCGTTCCGCGCAACAGCGCGACGGCCCGTTCGACAGCATCGGGCCCGTCGTCATGGGCCTGCGACGAGACGCCCAGCGCCTCGAATTCATCCAGACACTTCTGCACATCCGGCGACCAGTACGAGCTGGCCGCCGATGGGAACAGGAGCCGACCCTGCTCGACCAGCGGCGCGAGCCGGGAAATGCGCCGGATCTTGTCGGTGGAGATATCCTCGACCGGCACGCATGGTATCTGCAGGTTCGCCCTCCTGGCGGCATCCACCACCAGCTGCCTCAATGCATCCTGATAGGCGACGGTCTCAATGCCGAACCGCGTGATGCCGGGCCACTCGCGGCAGGTCGACAGCACGAGCTCGACCTGCTGCTGGACCTTCAGCTTCCGGATGACCACCCGCACGACGTAGTAGTTGCCGTTGTGCTCGCCGACCACAGCCAGGGCCGTGTCATCATTCTTCTGCTTGAGCCCGATCGCCACGTCGATGGCGGCCACCAGATTGAGCTTGACGCCGCGGAGGTCATCATCCGTGAAAAACTTCCAGGCGTTCGGAGAGAAAATCTGCTCTTCCTCATTGGCCGGATCGTTCAGAAACTCGGTGGCAAAATGCCGGGCGCCGATCTCGGCCCGTTTCGCCTCCAGCCGCCGCAGCGGCCAGCGGGCCGGCCAGAGCGGCCGGCCATCCTCGCCGATCGCCCGCCAGACGCGCGTGGTGAAGACATCGGTCTGCTTGAGGAACCTCACGAGGACGGAATCGTGATGCAGCACGGTGCCGATCATGAAGAATCGGCCGCCAGGGCCGATCATTCCCAATACCGCCCGCCGCAGCCAGCGCTCGAGCTTGTCGCGCTGCGTGCGCGAATCGACCAGCTCGTCGTCCTCGATGTCATCGACGATGACCAGGTCCGGCCGCCACTGCTTGAACCGCAGCCCCCGGATCGGCGATCCGCGGCCGCGGCCCAGCACCTTGACGTCGTTCGAGGTCACGAATTCCGCCTCGGTCCACTTCCGCTTTCCGATCAGGTCGCCGAAGTCTTCCAGAATGCGCTCGTTCTGTTCCAGCTCCTGCCGCAGGTCATCCACGGCTTGCTTGGCAACGTCTTCGCTCTCCCTGATCAGCACGATGAACCGGGCATGGCCGTAGCAGATCGAATGCAGGACCTTGGCGAAGCTGACCACGGTGGACTTGGCGTGCTCGCGCGGCGCCGCGCAGACCACCCTCTCGCGCGTCTCGATCAGCTCGGCCAGCTCCCGGTGGAAGGGCGCGGGTTCGGAATGGAAGTACTCGCGCAGATATTGACGACAGAACCACGCGAAATCGGTGCTGCCGCGGGCCCTGCGCTCGTCCCGAGTCATCCGGTCATCCGGCCGCGCCCCGCGCAGCAGGCGCTCGGCCCGCGCGCCGAGCTCTTCGGTCGAGATCACACGCTTGCGCCGCGCGCTCATCCGGCCGTCTCCTGCCCGAACTCTGCGGCGATCTCCTGCACGAGCTTGCCCACCTGGGCGGCATGGTCTTCGAGCGGCTTCTCCAGCCCTTTGATCGAGCGCAAACCGGCGAGAAACTTCTCGATCGCCCGCGACAGCACTTCCATCGAGATCCGTTGCGGGTCCTGTTGCGCCAGATGCTGCCGCGCCAGATCGGCGATCTGCTTGGTCACCGAGGTGAAGGCGTAGACCTTCTGCGTGTCGGCAGCGTTCTCTTTGATCTCCTGGAACAGCCGCTCCCGGATGGCATTCAATTCCAGCATCAGGGCGCGCGCGGTGTCGCGGCACAGCTCTTCGAATTCCCGCCGCTTCAGATCGGCCAGCGCCCGGCGCGTCTTCCAGTCGAACTTCCTCTCCCACTCGTCCCAGGTCGAGGCCGAGAATCCGGGATAGACCTTGCGGATCTCCGGCAGGGCCCGCTCCTTGGACCAGCCGCGGAGATAGAAGCCGAAGACGAAATCCTGCGCCTTCGTGTCGTACGCCATCAGGCACGCACCGCCCTCAACCAGCGAATCTCGGCATCCAGTTGCACCCTCAGGATCCGGCGCCGCAGCCAGGCGCACCGCGCCCACAACCAGGCGTCAGCCGCGGCGAGCAGGGCGCGGGCGATCATTCAAGCCTCCCTCGAGCAGCTGCTCGAGCACCGCCACCCGCTCCTTCAGCAGCTCTTCGATCCGCCCGTACAGCGCCTTGTTCTCGCGCCAGAGCGAGATCACCACGGCGCCCATGACGATGCACGCCATGATGAGCACGGCCATCCCCACACCGTGACCGGCCGCCAGCTGCTCGAAGGTGTTCAGGTCCGGCATGCATCAGGCCTCCCCCTCCTCCTCGTCGTCGCCCAGCATGCTGTGCGCCCGGTTGGCGCCTGTGAACGCCCGCAATACGCTTGCCACCTGCGGACCGATGATGAGTTCCGTGCGGGACTCGCGCTTCGCCTTTTCCTGCCGGACCAGCAGGTCGCTCGCCGTCGTCAGCGCCGCCAGCAGCGTCTCCTCGCGCCGCGTCCGTTCCTCCTCCGCCTTGGAGCGGATGCGGAGGTTCAAATACTCCTCGATGTGCTCCCGGAGCTCTTCAGCCGTCTTGGCCACTCACACCTCTCCGGCCCACAGCCTGGAAAATCGGGGAGGAGCGCCGCCGCTTGCGCTCCCCCCCCACGACAGTTCACCCGGAGGCCGTGAACCTGTATCGAGTGTCCTTCAGGGAAGAAAATAAAGCTGCCGAATTTCGGATGATTCGGGCGGAATTATTCCACCAGCCGCGCGCCAGACGCCCGGAGAAAATCGAGAAATGCCGCCCTCGGAATGCGCCACCGCCCCACCAGCTTGTATGCTTCGATCCGCCCCTCCTCGCACCAGCGCCTGACCGTGCCCACGCTCACCTTTGCGATTCGCGACGCCATCCACACGTCGAGCGTCTCTTCGATCTTGACGAAATGCAGCCGCAACTGCTCCTTTCGCTGATGCATTACAGCCTTCCTTCCAATCTCTCCACGCCTTCTGGCCTGTCAAACGGCCGCCGGCCGCCCCTGCGCTTTCCCAAAGAGTCCGTCCCTCCGGTTCATCGCCTTCAGCGCCCACAACACCCGGTTCAGATCTCCGAGGGTTCTCAGCGGCCGGCCGCTATTCTGCCGCCGGCAGAAAGCCTCCAGCGTCTCCTGGCTCCAGCCGCGCAAGGCGGCCGCCTCCCGCAGCAACGCCATCTCCCGGGCGTTCACCAGATGCTCCACCTGGCCGCGCGCGTCGCGCCGGCCCTCCGTTGCCGTGGCGCGGCCCCGGGCTGTGCCCTTCAGGCCGGAGACGCCGCGCCCGCCCTTCCGCTGCCGCAGTCCATCCAGCAACTCCCTGCATTCCCGCTCGGTCAGCAGCTTCAGGCTGGTCTTTCCGAACCGCTGCTCGACAATCAGATGCAGGAGATCGTTGTCGATCCCTTCCTGCCTGCAGACGCCGTAGATGGCTCTGTACCAGCGATGCTCAGGCATGGCCCGTGATCCAGCGAATCAGCGTCCAGAATACCCATCCGAGCAGCGCCCAGACAGCCACGCCGAACAGCGTGCTCAGCAGCCAGGCCGCGATAAGGACCGGGTTCAGGTCAAGGTTGATCCTGTCACGCCACATTTGCTCCCTCCGCATCTCCATCCAGCCTGCCCCAGCGGTCGCGGAACCACTGGGGCGCATCCGCGAGATGAAACCTCCCGTCCCTCTTCATCCGGCCGAGCAGGTACGTCACCTGCTCCCGGCTCAACACGACAGCGTCCCAGTCGCGATTGCCGTAGCCGAGGATCGACGTCTTGAGATGCCATTTCGTTCTGAGAAACGTCAGATCGTGGCTGCTGGAGCGGATGGCGATGGCCGGGTATGGAGCCTGGATTTCGAAGATCGCATCCAGCGGCTCCCCGATATAAACGGCCGTGGCGCGCCCGGCATGATATCCGCGCGCGAATTCGGCCGCCTGGAAGGCCACGATCACCGCCCGGTCATGGATGGCCCGGCGCACTTCCTCGTACAACCTCGCGCTCATAGGCTCTCCCCTTCCACCAGCGCCGCCGGCCCGATGAGTCTCTCAAGCAGCGCGGCGGCCGATTCCCGCATGGATTCCAGCCTGCTCGCATCGCCGCCCGATTCCGTAGCTTCCAGGATCCCTTCCAGCGCCGCCTGCAGCTGCTCGATTTCGTCTTCCAGCTCGTCCAGCCTCATCTCGAGCGCGGCCCGCACCCTCATCTCGTGCCGCGCCTGTTTCCTCCAGTACTCCGATGACGATCGGCTCATGCATCACCTCCGGCTTTCAGCGCATCGTTCCATCCAAGCAGCGCCAGATGCAGTTGGTCTGGCCGCGTGTCGTGGGGGATCAGACTACCCAGCACGCGGCCAGTCCGCAAGGCCGCCGCGACGAACTCGCTGCAGAACCACCATTGGGGGACCTGAATCCCCGGCAGCGGCGACAACCCGATCGAGATCACCCCAGGCCAGTCGTACCTGGCGCCTTCCTGCTGCCGGCAGAACGCCTCCATCCGCCCGATTTGGCTGTCCGGACGCAGCCGAACCCCGATGACGTCCCATTTCCCATCGCCAAGGTCGATCCGCTTGCCGCGCACGCAGCCCTCGCGCGGACTCGCCGACCAGCACGTCCCGTCAGGCAGCACCAGTTCGACATGTGAATATCTCGATCCGGTCCTGGCCGCGATGAGCTTGTCCCACCACTTGCCCTTGTCCGCCCTGTAAAATGCCAGCCGCAGCGAGTCCATTACCCCCTCCTCTTCCGCCAAAGCTCCTGGATCCGCTCGGCGCACAGCATGAGCAGATTGCGGCAGTAGGCGATTTGTTCCCGGTCCTCGGCGGGCATCATCAGCTCGGCCTGGTCCAGATAGTTGATCCCGTCGATGCACTCCTCGAAAGCGTCCGGCAGCGGGTCGCCCTTGAAGCACAGCCCGTGCTTCTCCCGGCCCTCGTTCCACTTGACGATGCAGGCGCGCACCAGCGGCGCATGAATCAGATCCGTCGCCGGCCTGCCGCCATCCCGGAATTCCCTGAGCGTCATTCAATCCTCCAGCCGCAGCTGCCCCAGCAGCTCCATGAGTTTGTGCGGCTGCTCCAGCACCCGCAGCCGCCGCCACATCGCCAGGATTTGGTTGCGGTAGGGCTTCACCGCCGCCTCCAGATCCTCGGCCGTCTCGATCATGAAATATCCGGCCGGGTCTTCCCGCCGGGCCCCGATCCTTATCCGGTGCGCCACCACAAGCTGCTCGACGATGCCCTTGATCTGGCGCTCGCTGAATCCGGTCAGCTGCCTCAGCCTGGCGATGGAGATCGGATTCCCGCGTCCCCGGCGCTGCCAGATTAGCGACGCCACCAGAACTTCCTCCTTCGTGGGAGGCAACTGGGAAGCGGAGAAGGGGCCCTCGCGCCGCCCCTTCTCCTCGAACAGGCCCGCCTGCTGGAGCGCAGCCGTCATGCCAGCCTCCACTGGTCTCCTTCCTTCACGACATCCCCCCTCTTCCTGAGGTAGGAGAGGTAGGAGCTGACCTTGCCCGCCTTCAGCGGCACCCCGGAGGCCTCGAGTTCCTCTTCGATCTGCTGGGCCGACGCGCGGCCGAGGCTTGCGACCGTGGTCCGGAGCAGATCACAGAACGTGGCCGAGCCGTCGCCAGATCCCGTAACGGGCTCTGCGTTGGCCGGCTTCGCCGTTTTCTGAATCCGTTTCCGCGCCGCACAGGAAGCAACGCGGCCATTGGACTTCGGCTGCGGCGCAGAGAACTGCGCCTTTTGATCGGCCTCCTCTGCGGCCAGGCGGCGCAGCTCGCTCCGGATCGCCGCCTCCGCGTCCTCCCCCGTCAGAACGGAAATGGCCTCGATCGGCGCACCGAGCAGGAACGCTTGCAGAATGGTTGCCTGATCCGCCATGCTCGTCCTCCCTGGCTCAGGCCGCCTTCACCCGTTCGGGGAAAGTCTCGAGGAAGAACTCGTCCTCCTGCTTGATCCGCAGCCCGATCTGCGCCAGCGCCTCCTCGTCGGGGTTCGCCTTCACGCCTTCCTTGTTCACGCTCTCCTTCACCGTGACCAGTGCGCTCAGCAGGTCCGGCTTGCGCGACCAGCGCTCCTTGATCGCCTCGAGCACGCGGTCCCACTTCCAGCCCTTCAGCAGCGCCAGCGCGGGCTTGCCCAGCCGCATGCCGAGCCGTCCGTAGGTCAGCTCCACGCTCCGCTTGCCTTCGGCCTCGATCTTCCTTCTCTGGCTCCGGTAGAAGGCCTCGAGCTCTTCCACCAAAACCTGGCGCGTCGCCAGCAGCGGCGCCGTCTCTTTCTGGTATTCGGTTTGCGCTGCGAGCGCCTTCTGATCCCGCACGGCCGCGGCCTCCGCCACCTGGAGATCGATCAGCGCAATCTTGCGCAGGGCATTGTCAGCTTCAGTCCAGTTGTTCACGGTTCTCCCTCCTGGGTTCGTTGACATCCACGCAGCGGGCCGTCTCGCCAAGGGCGGCCATGCACCCGCCGCAAATCCAGACGTTGGGGTCCTGCCAGGCCGTCAGCAGCACAGCCACCCGGTCGCCGTCGGCGCCGCACCAGCTGCACCGCGGCCGCTCCGGGTTCGGCCGCGCCCGGTGCCAGCGGC